TGCATTTTCGAGTTGCATTTGCATCATAACATTATTGAGTGCCTGGGAGTTTATGTTCCCTGCATTACTTGGATCTTCGCTATCTTGTTTAGCTTTAGCGGCTGCATCTTGAACAACTGTTTTTGCGTCAAGAAACTTACCTATATGGCCAGAAATTTCTGTAGTAACTTCTGATACATCTGCCGCTGCTGCTTGACACTCCTTATAAAATTCTACACCAGATCTAATTGCTTTCAGAGCCCCTTGCGCCATGGCAAAGGCTGTGATTGGATCCATTTATTACCTCATAAACGGGACCCATAACCATAGTGCTTGGGTCATGAGAAGGATAGCTGTACTACCCACACCAATACTTGCCCAGAATAAAACCATATTAACAGCAAGGATACTAGCAGTTAACAGAACGATGGCGATCTGTAATAACGAACCAGCATACGTATACCACGGGGATCGAGCTTTTGCTTCTGCTCGTTCCGCCTCTAATTTTCTAGCTTTTTCCATTAACTCTTTTTTACCCTCACCTGTTTTAGGATCAGATTCGTAAGAGTCAGCTTTTTCTTTCCATTTTTTGGAAAGTTCTTTATTAGTTGTTTGTTGAGATGCTAGATCGTAGGCAGTTTGCTTAATGCTCTTAGCTTGATAGAAAGACCAAGTATCATTAGCTGCAATAGTGTTATTAAGTATCTTACTACTGTTGCTACCACCGACTAGGGTATTAATCGCTAATAAAGCAGCAAGAACTGTAATTACCCAGCCGGCTTTATCCTTAATATGTGCTTCGCGTTCGCTTCTCGAGGGGGGTTTTGCTTCAGCCATTTACTTTTTCCTTTAAGTTATAATAACGAAAGGTCAGGAGTATGTGGCATACTCAGGCAAAGTCATATATACTATGTTATCCTGTTATTTATGAGTACCCTATGCTTTTCTATACTAATATTTATACCCGCGGTAATAACATCTATTTTCGCGGTTTCAAAGACGGCAAACGGGTTAATGAAAAGGTACCATTTCAACCAGTTCTTTATCTACGCACAGGTAAAGAGACCCCATATAAATCTTTACTAGGTGAGAAGCTCGAAAAGAAGAAATTTGAGTCCATTGATCAGGCTCGCCAATTTCTTAAAACCTATAAAGAGGTAAGTAACTTTCCGATATACGGGAACTATAACTTCGCCTATCAGTTTATCAGTAAGCTATTTCCAAACGATATTGAATTCGATATATCATTAATGAAAATAGTAACTATCGATATCGAGACTACTACTGAATATGGATTTCCTGATGTTAGGGATGCTCAAGAGCAGATTCAACTAATATCGGTCCAGGACTTTAACACTAAGCAAATTACTACCTTTGGTTGTGGTCCGTATCTACCTAAGCAAGCTAACGTTAAGTACTTTCAGTGTAAAGATGAGTTTGATCTTCTTCGAAAGTTTATTACCTTTCATAAAGAAGATTACCCTGATGTTATAACTGGTTGGAATGTTCAGCTATTCGATATCGCGTACTTATCAGCTAGAATTGATAGAGTACTTGGTCAAGATGCAGTTAAAGAATGTTCACCGTGGGGTGTATACTCTACTACTGAAGTACCTTATGCCAGAGGGCGTACCCAGCTAGCTTATTCATGGCACGGTATTTCCATCTTAGACTTCATGGATCTGTATAAGAAGTTCTCTTATAAGATGGTAGAGAATTATAAACTAGATACAGTAGCTAAAGAAGAACTAGGTAAAGAAAAGTTAAAGTTTCCTTATAACTCATTCAAAGAGTTTTATACAAATGATTGGGAGTTATTCGTTGATTATAATATTGTCGACGTTGAACTAGTTGACCAGTTAGAAGATAAGATGCGTATTATTAATCTCATTCTTACTATGGCGTATGATGCTAAATGTAATTATACAGATATCTTCTCTTCGGTAAGAACCTGGGATTGTATTCTCTATAACAAACTACTTAAAGAGAATATTATTGTTCATAATCCGCCTACGGTAGACTTAGAGTCTGATAGACAGATTATGGGTGCATTTGTTAAAGAACCTAAACCTAGTCAGTACGATTGGGTTGTATCATTCGATGCTACGTCTCTGTACCCTTCTATTATTATGACCTGGAATATGTCTCCTGAGACGTTAGTCAATGGGCAGAAGTACCTGGCTGATGACGAGCGTAGTATTCAACGTCTAATTGATAAAGAGTTTAATACTCAGAACATACATGATGAAGAAATGACTATGACGGCTAATGGCCAATGCTTTAGGAAAGATAAGAAGGGTATCTTTCCAGAGCTAATTGAGTTCTACTTTAGTGAAAGACAAAAAGCTAAGAAGTTAATGATCGAGGCTCAGAGTAAGTATGAGGAGACAAAGGATAAAAAATACCTAGGGTTAATTTCTAGTCTTAACTCTAAGCAGATGGCAGCTAAGATTTTAATGAACTCACTTTACGGTGCAATGGGTAACGTCTACTTTAGATACTACGATATTCGAATTGCTGAAGGTATTACGATGACTGGTCAACTGATTATTAGATCGGTAGCTAAGAAACTTAATAACTTTATTAATAGTGAATGTAAGACTAAAGATATCGATTACTCTTTCTATTCAGATACTGACTCGACATACATTACACTTGGTAATCTAGATAAAGAAACTCTAAAGACTGAGACTAGGTTACAGACAGTTGATCGTTTAGATAATTATTGTACTACAAGTATCGAACCGGTTATTAACGAATGTTGTGAAGATCTATCTGAGTACTTAAACGTATATACACCTAAGATAAGTTTTAAGCGAGAGGTAATTGCTGATCGTGGTATCTGGATTGCTAAGAAACGATATGCTTTGAACGTTTATAACGCCGAGGGTGTTACCTACGATCCTCCTAAGCTTAAGATCTTAGGTATGGAGATCGTTAGATCATCTACACCTGCACCAGTTCGTGTTGCGTTGAAAGAAGCTGTAAGTATTGCGCTAACAAAAGATGAAGCTACTCTTAAAGCTTACGTACAAGACCTAGAAGAGAAGTGGCATAAACTAAACCCTGAAGATATCGCATTCCCTAGAGGTATTAACGGTCTTAAGGAGTATAGCGATTCCAGCTCTATATTTAGAAAGGGTACTCCTATTCATGTCAGGGGCGCTTTGATATATAATCATTTAATTGCTAGTAAAGGATTAGAAAAAAAATATCAACCTATACAGGAAGGGGATAAGATTAAGTTTTTATATCTTAGACAGCCGAACCCGTTAGGTACTCATGTAATAACGTTTAATAACGGTGTACCGCCTGAGTTTAATCTACATGACTATATTGATTATGATACTATGTTCGAGAAGTCATTTCTCGAACCCCTCAACTCCTTACTTAGCTGCATTGGTTGGCAGGTAAAGGAACAAGCCACTTTAGAAGGATTATTCGGATGAAAAATTTATTAGTTTTATTAGTTGCTGCATTATTTGCTCTACCTGTACTTGCCCAGAAAGCACCCAAGAACTCAGCTACATATGATGCTCAAGTCTTACGCGTAAGTGACGGGGATACTATTGTTATTGCAGCAACGTTTTTGCCTGCGCCTCTAAAGCCTGAACTGGCAGTAAGAATTTATGGAGTCGATACTCCAGAAAAGGGTCATCGCGCTCAGTGCCCTCAAGAAGATCAAAGAGCACAGATGGCCAGTAAATGGACATCCCAGTTAATTTCACAGGGTGGTAAGATACAAGTTACGTTATACGCCTGGGATAAATTTGGGGGTAGGGTACTTGGAGATATCCTAGTTAATGGTCAGAGTGTCCGTGCTGGGTTAATTGCTAATGGGTTAGCACGTGAATATTACGGTGAAGCCAAGCAAAGCTGGTGCCAGTAATCCATTGAACTTAAACAGGATCTATATTATAATATGAGATTAAAGGAGCTATACTATGTCGATACTTGAAAAAATTAAGAAGAATTCTACTATCAAAGAAACTGCAATCCTATCTGAATCTAAGTTCTTTCAGAAGAAAGATATGATTGCAACTACTATACCAGCAATTAATATTGCTTTATCGGGTCGTATTGATGGTGGTTTAACTCCTGGTCTTACTATGTGGGCCGGTCCTTCTAAGCATTTTAAGACCGCCTTTTCGTTATTGATGGCGAAGTCGTATCTGGATAAGTACCCGGATGCGGCTTTGCTTTTTTATGATTCAGAATTCGGTACGCCGCAATCATACTTTGATTCGTTCGGTATCGATGCTACAAGAGTATTGCATGCCCCTTTAACTAATATTGAGCAGTTAAAGTTTGATATTATGACTCAGTTGAATAGTGTAGAGCGTGGCGATCATCTTATTATTATTATCGATTCTATTGGTAACCTTGCTTCTAAGAAAGAAGTAGAGGATGCTTTAGAAGGTAAGTCTGTAGCAGATATGTCAAGAGCTAAGCAAATTAAGTCTCTCTTTCGAATGGTAACTCCGCATTTATCTCTTAAAGATATTCCTATGGTAGTTGTTAATCATACCTATAAGACAATGGAGTTGTACTCAAAAGATGTTGTCGGTGGTGGTACCGGTTCATATTATGCAGCCGATAATATTTTTATCCTTGGTCGTCAGCAAGAAAAAGAAGGTACGGATATTGTAGGGTATAACTTTATTATTAATGTAGAGAAGTCTAGGTATGTTCGTGAGAAATCTAAGATTCCTATTACTGTAAAGCATGATGGTGGTATTAGCCGCTGGTCAGGTCTTCTTGATATGGCTTTAGAGTCAGGTCATGTAACTAAGCCAAGTAACGGTTGGTATACTCGAGTAGATAAAGAGACAGGGGAGATTGAAGAGAAGAAGTGGCGAGTTAAAGATACAGATTGTAAGGAGTTCTGGATCCCTGTAATTACATCCGAATCGTTCCAGCAATGGGTTAGAGATACCTATCAAGTATCTAACGGAGCTATTTTATCTGACAGCGATATTAATGAGGAGTTCGATAGTGTTGCGGAATGAACTTTATAAACCCTGGTTTGTAGGTGAGACGGATTGGGGATTTGAGATTACAGATGGGGAATTTAAAGACGTCTGTATTCAGATCGAAAAACTTGATATAGGTGACGGTGAAGCTAGCAATCTTAAGCTTGACTATCATACAATTAGGAAACCTGAACTTATTACCGAGGATGATTTAAAAGGTCAAAAGTTTCAATCAACTATTGAGCTTATAATTAACGATATACTTAGAGAAGCAATTAATCACTATGAGCAGACTAGAAACAACGATCCTTCGGAACCTAATACATAACGAAGACTATATGCGTAAGGTGATGCCTTTCTTAAAGAAGGAATACTTTACAGATGAGAATGAAAAGGTAGTTTTTAATTTAGTTAGTACTTTTATTGACAAGTACAATAAGCCTCCTACTATTGAGGCTATGCTTATTACTTTGCAAAACTCTAACTTAGCTGAAGGGGTGTTTAAAGATGCTAATGAAACGATTAAAGTATTAGAGTTAACAGAAAAATCAACCCCTGAATGGCTGTTAGATGAGACAGAAAAGTTTTGTAAAGACAAGGCTGTCTATAATGCAATTCTTCAATCGATCGGTATTATGGAAGGTCGTGATAAAGTAGTCACCAAGGATGGTATACCT